GCATCATTGCAACTCCAACCGACTTCATACCCTTTCGCAACACACCAATATCTTCTGGGGAAGGTGCAGGGTCATCACTTGGAGAGGCAAAGGAATCATGTTCTCCAGCCTCACTACCTAACATATGCAGTGCTTCTTTCCAGTGATGAATGCGATCTTCTAGTCCAATGTAACCACCATTGATACGTTTAGTCATGGTTTTGATATCACCACTATCTGCATAGCGATTCAATCCATTCTTGTTCCAGTACCAAATGGCTGACATGAGTGCAACCTCTTTGTCTTCTGAAACCATGTCTGGATTATCCACAACATCAACATCCATATCTTCGGCAAAGGAACTATAGTTCTTTTTGCCTGTCAGTTGAATTGGGCCTCTACCACGATACTTCCAACCATCACCACTATCAGTGTCACCATTATCCATACGATTCGCATAGACTACGTTAGCAATCTTCTCTGGTTGACGATGGTAGGGTTCTGAGTCCCTTGCAGCACGTTTAAAGTACTTACCAAAGATTGCATCAAGTGCCTTTGCACTATAATTTAAGTTCTCAGAGAATACTCTCCAACCACCACTTTCATGTCCACACTGAGCAATGAAAGATGCAATACGTTCTGGTGTATTGATTTCATACTTAGGGAACACCTCATTCATTGCATCAACCCAACCTTCTGGGTCTTTGCAATTAGGGAATAGTTCTTTGAATTGATTTGATGTAATCATTGGGCATCTTTCCATGCCTGATGTTTATAATCTGATAACTTTTGATAAGCATCATCCCATCCAAAGGCTTCTTTCACTACGTTGTCAGAAAGTCCTTTGAATAACTTATGTAAAGATTTGTCTTTAGCAGAGACAAGCACTTCAGCCTCTGAATTATGCAATCCTTCTAACATCTGGATGAACATGTTTTCCTTTTTAAACAAGGGAACATTGTTACTAGCACCCTCAATAAAATGATAAAGTTTCCTTGCTTCCCTACGCAATACTGTATGTTCAGTACCATCAGGCGCTGCATTAGGTGTGTATGGAACATCTCCATCTGGAAACACCCATTTGATAGCAGGGTCGAAAGATGATTTTATAATCATTCGTAATTGTTCACAATCATGTTCTTTGAGAATTGCAATCTTCTCAGCTTTAGTTTTAGCGTTATGCACTTTCTTTAATACCTCAGAAAGTAAAGGTGTATAAGTTCTTGACATAATTAAAAGTCTCCAATGTCGTTCATAAGATTTTTCAATCTTTTCTGTATAAAGTAATTTAGCAGTTTACTCCTGTTACCTTTCGGTGGCATCTGGTAAGCATCCATAATGCGTCCTACAAGTTCTTCTGGAATACACTCTAAATCTATTAGTATTTTGTTTCGTTGATAATTACGCATCATCTCTTCAGTGAAGACATCCTCTGGCTTGGATTCAATCCAATCAGCAATTTTCTTCTTAGACATAGGTTTCTGACGCAATTCATCTACGAATGTATTATCAGGAGATAAGAAGTTTGGTACACCATCACTCCTATCGCCCTTTAATACATGTTCTCGTATATATATAGACGGATCAATACCATTGATAAATTTCTTTAGTACTGGACTATACTGTTTAACGAAATGATGTTTTTGTAACTGGATGAAGTCTTTGTCACCAGACAGAATAAGAACATGTTCAAACTCAGTTGGTGTTACAGCAATGTGTTGTACTATTGCAGCGATACAGTCATCTGCCTCTGCACCTTCAACTTCGACTACCTTGTATGGGAAAGTCTCACGGATTTCATCACGGATTGCGTTTAAGGCTTGGAAGATAGAATTCCAATCAAAGTCTGACTTGGCCCTATCCTTCTTACGATTTGCTTTGTAGTTGGGAAAGTAATCACGCCTCCAATACTTCTTACTATCATAGGTAAGAACAAGTTCACCAAAGGCCTCTCCAAACTTTGTGCGATACCCACGCAAAGAATTCAAAACCATATGGCGTACTAAGTTCTCATCAACTGATTTGGTCTTAGATTGACTTATTTGTACCATCAAGTTACTGATGGTAACTTGGTTCATATCCACTAGAATCATAATTTTCTCACTTTATTTTGTTACCACTATAATAACACATAACAAGTCTATTGTCAATAGATTTATATTTTATACTCAAAGTTCTGACAAGTGTCGTGCTTGGCTAATAGTTTAGCACCATTCCTTGTATGAAACAGTTCTGCCATAGTTGTTAATGGACTTAATGTTACATAACGCACTACGTCTTTGCGGTTATGTTTAATATGATTTGCTGATGCAAATACAATATCTCTACCAGCACCCTTATCGTAACTCCATACAGTATAAAATACTGCTGTTTTTTGTCCGATAATATTCATATCTGTTTCGTTTGCAGGAATTTCATCAGTATATGCTACACAAATAACACTTCGCAATGTTTCAAAACTTTCGTCTTTGTATAGTCCAAATACTTCGCGACCCTGTTCGGTTCGCCACGTTGCTTTAATATGCGGTCGGACAGGATCGTCTTCAATTATATCGTTAACAACATACTCATTTAACTTTAATAACATTATTCTTACCTAATTTCTTGAAAAAGAACATAAACTCGAAGCATCTATTCGTCTTCGAAGTCGTTCATCTCCTCAGTGATTTCTTGAATCATTTCAAGATCAATATCCATATACGACTCACCGCTTTCTTCTTCTACTATTCCTACGAACAACTGTGTAAAATTGTGCAATGGATGAGGCAACCCACCTCCTCTGTATATCATGCTCTTAACCAGTTCAACTAAGAATGCAGCATCTCTTAAAAAGTCTGGACTGTGTATATCAATACCATTCTCTTCCATATTCTGAATCATGTTACCAACAAGAGCTTCTACCAAGTTCTCAGTAAAAATCTCATGTTCATGGTCCATCTCAGAATCTCCATTATCATTTTTTTTAGATTTTGGAAATTGTAATATATTATCCTTCGCCATCATGGGGCCCCTTAGCTATTAACCACACATACGTCAGTGCAGTCCAAACAACAAATAATACTAACCATTCGTAAAAGTTCACAACCCCTCATCACCAGCTCTAAATTTACCTGTCCACTCGTAACCAAGGTCTTGGTAGTACACTCCCATAGTACGTTTAGGACTTCCTTCTGAGTCGTAAGCCATTGCAATACATGCATACTTAATTCTACTCTCTTGAAACTCTCCGTACATACAGTCCACATAGACACCATATTTCAAAAACCTTTGAAGGTTTCTAATGTATGCTTCATGGTTTGCAACCTTACCTTCTGCACCCTTAATCTTATCTCTAAGACTGCGTTTAGCAGAAGACAATAAATTCTTCTGGGATTTAATCCAGATTTGAATATTTTTCATATTCAGTGGATCGTCCTCACCACGCTCAACCACACTTGGGTGAATACTTTTATACTGGGGTGGGTTTTCCAGTAGACGTTTTTCTCTTGCTTTTGCAAGACGTTCCCCTGCTGCCTGTTTCTGTTCGGCAGTCATTGGTTTCCTCTTCTTGCGAGGTTTAATTACATCTTTCTGCATTGTCTTCGGCTGGCGTGCCATAAATCACCTTATTAATAATCACGTTTTTCTTTGGACTTTTCTATGTTCCGTTTAGACCTTCTCGTTGCAGCCTTCCTAGACTCTCTACGTTTAGTGCTTTTGGATTCAAAGTGAGTCCTGCTTCTAAGTTCTTCAAAGAAGTTATCATTTTGCAATTTCTTCTTCATAATGCGTATTGCACCTTCGATGTTTCCATCACGAACTTCTACAGTCAAACCGCCAGTAGGTGGTTTCTTTTCAGTTTTTTTGTTGTACTTGTTAAATCCCATATTTTCCTCAAATTGGCCTGCCCTGTAGGATTCGAACCTACGACCTACAGCTTAGAAGGCTGTTGTTCTATCCAACTGAACTAAGGGCAGAAGTTTTTCAATCGTTAATAACGATTAAACCTAACCCTATGCTTCTTACCATCTAGATAAAAAGTTACATAACTGTGAGAGTAAACTTCACTTGTCTGTACAGTATATGTAGTGTTCTGTTGACACTGTTGCTGTTTATTATAACCAACAATGCCTTGTTTACCTTTGCCTTTCTTGTTGGCAATGTCTGCACCAGCAATCGCTCCAAGTAAGGTCGTTGCATCTTTACCCTTGCCACCACCGACTGCGTTACCTAGTAATCCACCGAAGATTGCGCCAGCAAGAACGTCAGCAGTGGAGGATTCTTTCCCTCCCACAGTACCATATATAGGTACATCGACTGTCTGACAGACGTTTTGGGTGCGTGGCGTCTGTGTTTCAATGGTTTTATAGACATCTTCAGTATTCCCATTGACATTCTGAGCTGACGCTGATGATGCAAGTAGAACTGATGTGATGACAGTTCCTATCAAAATATTTTTCATAATTATCCTTTAATTTCCATTACCAATTCCCCTGTTCCAAAAAGTTCATAACCTTTGTTTTCTGGGGCAACTGTAATTTTAACATGGGTTTCAAGTGCTTCGCACATTTCTTCGGCAGCCTCAACTGCCTCTTCTATAGTTCCATACATAATATATTCAAATTCCTTGGTCATTAAAACCTATAATACCATAATTAGTTTAGTTTGTCAAGTGGTATTAACTCTTTTTCTTTAGTTTCTTTGTTGTATCTAAATTTAATGAAGTTACCTTTCTCCAATGTGTCTAAGGTAAATTCCACGGCATCTTCTAATCCCTTTGTCTTGCCAAAGTGAACTCCTATGTAATAGGACATTGCAAGCAAAGATGTGCAAATAAATGATAATTCAATCGGGGTCATAGGTACTACCTCTCTAAGATAACGTAATTGCCAAAGTATTTATCGAACACCAAAATCAGGTTTTCATAGTCACCAGACTTCATTTCAGTAATGATTGACAACTTATTGAGTCCATGATGCCGAGCTAAACGACTTGCCATACTTAAAAGAGAGTATGCATTACCATCAGGGCCTGTCAAGTCAATGATAGGAGTTCGTTGTTTTTTCTCAATTATCATCGTTACTCCTCGTAGGGTAGATGGGGTTCAAATTCAGACTCAAACTGTGCGGCAATTGTCTTCTTTTCTCTGATTAACGACTTTACGTTTTCTAGAGGAGTAAGGTTCAACTTGGGCATGTTGGCCACATCATATGGCATAAGAAACGTGACAGTCATCATCTCTACTATTTTTTCCAAGACTTCGATGTCCTTCAATAATTCATTCATTAAACACACTCCTCATATTTTACAATACTTTTGATTTTGGAGACTAGCTCCTTGCCGTAATTCGTGAATAGGATACCATGTTCCCAAACAAAAGATTCCACACACTGTCCACTATAGAACTTTGTACCATCCATTAACCAGCGTAATGCAGTTTTTTCATCACCAGCACCACTGGAGATATATTGGTCGAGAATAGACTTGAAGGTAACTACACACTTCTCTTCCCACTTGGCCTGTTCCTTTAAATCATACTCAACAATTGCAGAGTACTGGTCACACAAGTCTTCCAACTTGGCATTAGTCATCATTGCAAAATTCATAGAACGAGCAAAAGACTTAGAGTATGCATCAGCACACATCTCATATACAGTGGTTTCCAACATACCACGCTTATATGACTTGAGTGTTGTCCACCCATTACTTTCAAAGAAAGCAGGGTCAGTTGGAATGAATCCAGCGAAACGCCCCTCTTTGGCGTCAACCCATGCTTGGGTATCTGCGTTGCGTGATGTGATGTAATCAATAAGTTTTTGTTCCATAATATGTACTCTCTTGTTTCTTTATCTTATGTAACCATTATACCCTGTTATCACAACAAAGTCAAGTGTTTTGTTAGAACACTTTGTTATAAGTATATAACTAACCTTCGAACCTGTCGTGAATAGGGATAGCGCCGATAAACGCTTCTGGTTGTTCTAACATCTTACGAGCAGCCTCACCGAAGCGACTGTCTGAAGTTGAGGCGTAGTTTCCACCAAACATATGATGTCCCTTGAAGTTTTCTTCTGGAACAATCGACAGTACAGAACCGAACCCAAAATGACGAACTACCAATATAGCGGCAGGGTAATCATCAGAAGGATTGAAGGGGCCTGACACATTTGTCAAGCACAACCCTTTAATATCTTTAGAAGAAACTCCACCATTGGTGCAGTCTGTTCCACTTGAATCTTTGTAAACACTAACTAATAAACCCATAATATATTCTCCTAATTAATACAATTCAACGTCATATTTGTCAATCAAAATGGCTGCAACACGTTCACGATCTAACGAGTCTCCATCACCCCAAGTCATTTCATCATACGTTCCAGTGATACGCATGGTGGCAGCTGGTGTAGATTCACTACAGGCAACGCAATAGTCAAAAATAGCAGATTGAATTTGCGTTTCAGTAGCAAACTCTTTCTTTGCATAACATCCACCCTCACCATAAAAATCTTTCAGATAGTTCTTAAAATCGACTAGTTGTTTAACAATAACTTCATTCATAATTTCTCTCTCTTCTCAATTCTATAACTCATTATACCATCGTTTTCATAACAAGTCAACTGTTTAGTTAGAACATTTTGTTCTATGCATATAACTAAACTTTACCAAAACTGTAATAGTTCTTGTACTTCTCAACATTTGATGGAGCGTACAAACCAACCAATCCACGCACTTCATTATAAACACGAACCCGTTTGGCAGTGACTCCAACAACCTCACCCCAAGCCCAAACATCAGTCCCAGCACACTTAACTCCAACTCTCTCGCCAACTTTATAATCTTCCATAGCTTCTCTCTCTTTCTTTATCTTATGTAACCATTATACATGTTATTACAACAAAAGTCAAGTGTTTTATAAAAAAAAGACAAAAAAAAGTCCTTGTGAAAACAAAGACTTAGGATTTATTTTAAATATTTACAGAAAATTTACAAACCTTCAAGTGTTAAAAATCCTGCAAACGAGCGACATTTTGCTTGTTGCGATTTTCTCCACCGATTTAATCCTTCCATTAGAAATGCATCTTTCATTATAAGTCTACTCCTCTACTTGGGATACTTTTTCCTCTCGCAATATTTTCAATATCACCACGGGTGACACCAATGTCTTGCAAGTCTCTATCTGTTAATTTGCTTAATTCACCATACACTTTAGCGTTGTATGGATTTTTTGATGTGACGGCTTTGAACAAATCATATAAGGTTGTACAAATCGCACAATAAGTTGAGGTCAAACTATTCATAGCTCTTTCTCCGTCATTAGTTTCTTCGCTTCTTCGTGATAGCCCATATTGACTAATTCACTTGCAGCTCTGGCTCTTCCAGATGATTCTGTTATTGAGATACTTAATTCAAGCATCTTTGTCATTGCTTTTTTCAATGACTTACAAACCCCACACGCAAGTTGTGTGTTATGGCTCATAATTAGGCCTAGCGACATTATTGAGTTCTCCTTTTAGTTAACATCGTATTATAAAAAGCAAGTACATCTTCGTCATGTAAATGCTGTACTTCTTTACCATATTCCATTCTAATGAATCTAACGACATCCATCTTATGTTTTGGTATCGGATTTGGCTTAAACAAATCCAGTATGCTCCATCCTATCATCACTCTTCTTTCTCTTAAATGATTGGGATGCAATACATCCCCTAATTAATATTATGCGATACGCACAGTATCACCTTGGCCTGATTATAGGTCATTTTCGATTCTCCTTGGGGGGGTCTTCGCGTATATTTATAACAACTGTAATGACTTATTCTACGAAAGATTAAGTTATTTACACATACTTACTATTGCTTTGATGTATACTCTTCTCTCAATATCTTAGAACTACCAACCCTAACATTGATGATACCATTATAGTATGTGTCACTAATAAGTACCTCTCTGTCGAACTGTTCCTTTGCTTCTAGATAACTGAGCATTCCTCTACTCCTACAATAATGTAGGATTACTCTGGTGAATTTATCTTCACCGAGTTCCTTGACATCAGCGTTCAAGTAATCAGAAGAACCCCAATAGGTTTTCCAATCACTTTCTTTTGTTGAACGCCTCTTGTTCTTTTTTCCTTTTAATGGGGGTTTCGTAACCTTGAAACGTGCTAGTTTCTTACCAACATACATCTTACCATTAGTAAGATTAGTTATCAAGTATACGAACCCTTCACACTCTTCTGGCAGTTCTTCAACAGGCCTGCCATCAAAAGTCCAGTTTACCATTTAATAGTCTTCGTCTTCTGGTTCATCAAACAATTCATCCTGTTCTTCCTTGTTCAATTTATCAGAACAAAAGGGACAATAGGTTACACTATAATTCCATTCGTCCATGTTATGTGCTATACGAAAAACTGCATCACACCCATCACATAGAATTTCTTTTCTACTCATAGTTATACCTGTCCCTTGTTATCATTATGCAGCGTAGACATCATCCCACTTGCCTGTTAATCCAGCAACCTCATATTCAGTCACTTTATTCTCAAAGAAGTTGGTATGGTCTGCGCCATTCAGCACCCACTCCAACCACGGCAGAGGATTTTCTTTTACTTTGTAGTTTCCTTTGAGTCCAAGTTGAAGAAGCCTTCTGTCAGTAATGTATCTAACATACTGTTTGACTTCCTTTTCACCTAGTCCCTCAATGTCACCAAGCTTGTACGCCAAGTCAATAAACCTGTCTTCCAACTTAACAGCGTTCCTTGCCATCTCATATATATGTCCCTTGAATTCATCGTCTACGATACGGGGGTGTTCTGCACAATATGCCTTGAATAGTTTTGCATTACCTTCAACATGGATAGATTCATCACGAATACTCCACTCAACAACCTTACCCATACCTTTCATCTTACCATAACGCTGAAAGTTTAACAGCATTACGAATGATGCGAACAAGGCGACACCTTCATTCATTACTGACTTTGCAAGACACAATCCAAGTCCACGAACTGTATTCGGGTCACTGTCCATCATAAATTCAATCTTGTCAGCCATCTCTGTGTATTCCAAGAAAGCATGATACTCTGCGTCTGACAATCCAAGTGTTTCATTAAGTAGTGCATATGCACGTTGATGAATACCTTCCCTAGTTGCAAAAGAACCAAGCATGTTCCGTACTTCGTTGTTCTTAAACTTAGGAATAAATTGGTCGTAGTAGTTCTGTCCTACTGCAACATCTGACTGTGTGAATAGTCTAAGGATGTTTGTGACGTATTCCTTCTCGACTGCATTAACCTTACCAGATTTCCAATCAGCAACATCTTCAGACAAGTCAAGTTCATCTTCAATCCAATGGACTTTCTCATGTCTTGTTGTGATTTCAACTGCCCAAGGGTAGTGAAATGGTTTGTAAGCTTCTGAGAACTCCAACAACCCTCCACCTTGCTTTTTCACAAAAGTATCTGCAACTGCAATAAACTGGTCGTATGAACCAACCAACTTATCATCAATAAAGATTTGTGGTACTGATCGAGCAGTGGGGTTTATTTTTTGATAAAATGCAAGACGTTCTTCTTCGTTGTCCATCTTAATCTCTGTGTACTCATACCCATGCGAGTCGAACCAATGTTTCGCCTTCTCACAGAATGGACAATGTGACTTACTGTATATTTCTACTTTCATTTCTTTTTTCCTTTTTTGATCAGCCCTGGCAGGCTGTACACTCGTCTTGTGATTCCATTGTTTGTGTTTCAAAATCTTGTAATGCATCACGCGAAACTTTCATTGATACATTTTCTGCCTTTTGTGAACTTTCTGTTCTTAGGTAGTACAGACCCTTAGTTCCTAACTTCCATGCAGCAAAGTGACTTCTATGTAAGTCTTTCTTGTCTGCGCCTGATGGGAAGAATAGGTTTAATGATTGTCCTTGACAAAGATACTCTTGTCTATCTGCGGCCTGTTCCACTAACACCATCTGATCAATCTCAATTGCTGTTTTGAAAACATCTTTAACCTTTTGTGACAAAAACTCAAGATGTTGGACTGAACCACCATGAGTAATAATATCTGACCAAACTTCGTCTTGGTTCCTACCAATCCTTCTTAGTTCTTGTTCTAAGTACTTGTTCTGCACTAAGTGAGAACCAGCGCGTGTACGATGCGTATATGCATTCGCCTTTGATGGTTCAATAGATGGAGAAGTTCCTACAATGATACTAGAGTTTGCATTAGGAGCAATCGCAAGTAGATGTGCATTACGTCTACCAGTACCTCTCATATCAGGAGCCTCACCCTTCTCTGAACCTATGTTAACAGTTTCCTTGACTGCGCTGTCTTTGATATACTGGAACACCTCACGATTCAGTTCTCTTGCTTCTAGTGAATCAAAAGGAACTCTCTTCTTATGTAAGAGTGAATGCCAACCCATTGCACCTAGTCCAAGACTACGTTCTTGAGTTGCAGAATATCTTGCACGACTAATCTCATCACCAGCATTGTCAATAAAGAATTGCAATACATTGTCTAAGAATCGAATGAGGTCTGCAACAAGATTTGAATCTTTCCACTCATCATATTTCTCTAAGTTAAGAGAAGATAAACAACACACGGCAGTCCTGTCTTCTGATGTAGGAAGATGTATTTCATTGCACAAGTTAGAACCATGAATCTTCAATCCCTTGGCTCTCATCGTATGCGGTAACGCACGATTAGCTGTATCAATGAAGTTAAGGTATGGTTCACCTGTACGATAACGCACTTCCAAAATCTGTTGCCACAAACTTCTGGCAGGCATACTTTCACGAACAGTATCTTCATGTGGGTCTTTAAAGTCCCATATCTCATTTCGTTCTACTGCTCGCATGAAGTTATCTGTGATATTGATTGCATGGTGCAAATTTAAGTTCTTACGATTGACATCACCTGTAGGTACTCGCATGTTAAGGAACTCTATCAGGTCGGGGTGTGAGACATCCATATACGCCGCGTAAGAACCTTTACGAGTTCTACCCTGTCGATATGCCGTCATATCTGCGTCTACAGTATGTAAAAACGGCATTGGGCCGGGGGCCTTGTCAGAGATGGCACGAATGTCACTCCAATGTCCACCAACACCACCACCCTTAACAGACAACCATCGTAACTCTGCTGAGTGGTCGATTAGTCCTTCAAGTGAATCAGGTACATAAGTTAAGAAACATGAGATTGGTAACGCCTTTGCTTTAGTGCCAGGCATAGGAGCGTTTGATAATACTGGGGATGCAAACATGAAGTGACCTTTAGACACTGCATCATAGATACGTTGTGCAAGGTCTAAGTCGCCATTACAATATGCAACTGACGCCCGTGCATATGCTTGTTGGGGTGATGCTTCTTGTTCTGTACAATAATAATCTTTTAGAAGTTTATACGCTTGTTCACTTAAATCCTTATCTCTTGTTTTATCTATTCTTATACCAAGGTGGTCATGACCATTGTCTACCTCAGTCTTTGGGAAGGGTAGTATAACTTCTGCAAGACTTTTCATTTTTTGTAATTCTCCATTTATCTAATTTGTGCGTTTCCATGAACTGAAAACAGTTTGTGCTTTTAACCCCTGATGGGAGTTACTATGTATAATACCTAAAATCTCGCCTGACGTTTTGCCAGAGAGAATCATATCGTTTATGTCCTTTTCTTTTATCGTACTTGGCCACAAACATACCTTATATCCCTCTTCTATAAACTTTTCAATTTGTTTACAAATTTCTGGATTTCTAGGTTCGTTGTCTGGTACAAGTACTGCTTTATTTTTGAACTGAGGTACACGCAAGTCACTCTGCGCGACTGCAACAGAGTTTTCTAGGAACATAGAATCAAATGGCCCTTCAGTAACATAGATGGTACTGTTAGGGTCAACCTTATTCATCCCAAAGATTTTGGGATATTCTGTGTCCAGAATGATTGTAATGTACTTCTGCTTTTCGTCACCAAATGATCTACCTTGAAAGGCAAATATTTGTCCGTTCTCCTTACGAAAGGGGATAATCATTCTAGGATGATCTCCGTCCAATACAGGGAACTTATTGTGGACTTGGGTGTTGACGAACTCATAAAACTTAGGACTGAAATATATATCATTCCAAGCATCTCTAGGCAGTGATCTTTCCTCTAAAAACGCAATAGCTGGATGATTATTTTTCAATTCTGCAAAAGTTTTTAAATCACCTAATCTAGATTTAAATTTAGGTGCTGTAAAATCAAATACAGGTTTGGGTGTCTTGTATGCACCCTTATATGGAGTACCATTAGTACCCTCTTTGTAGCGTTCCATCACATACTCTTTGTATAGATTTGAATCTACATACTCAATGAGTTTAGCAACAGTTGTGCCCATAGAACAGTTATGACATTTAAAGAACAAATCCTGCTTCTGAGCGTAAACAAAACCACGAGCTTTGTTCTTCTTTTTACTAGAATCCCCACAGTACGGGCAAGAGAAGTTCCACAAGTTATTATTTTTCTTGGAGAAGTTTCTGAGGCGTGAACCGATAAGGGAGACATATTTGGTATCAATGTAATTCATATGACTATGATACACTAAAGACACCACCTTGTCAAGAGATTTTACATCATTGCAGGAAGAATTTCTGTAAGTGCAAAACCACACACAATGGAACCGCCGATAATGACATAACGCCACTTCTCAAGCACCCCAACTCTGGTGGATAGTTCATCACGCAAGGTCTTGAAGTAAGCGTCTGCGGTTTGATTGTGTTGATTCATTGCGTCTACTAAACGCCTTTCCATATCCAGAATACACTGTTGATTGTCTTTTGCATTAGTGGATATACGGGAGTGTAACTCTTGTACTGTGTGTTTAAAGTCGTTTTCTTGTTGTTCTAATTGGTCTTCCTGACGCATTAATTTTTCCTCATGGACTGCCATGATCGTATGCAAAGCTTGTGATACATCAGCTATCTTCTCTATAGCAGAATCTAACCTGAGATGTATATGTTTCATCTCAGTGACTTCTCTTTTCAGAAGTGCTACTTCTGTATCTAGACTTTTAACTGTTGCCATTTTGCATGTTCTTTATCCGATCTTGCATTTCTACCATCTTAACTTCTTGTCGCCAAAGACGAGCTTCTAACTCATCCATCTTCTTAGTAACAGATGGATACTTCTTTCTCCAAGCATCTTCGGGTTGTCTTAACCATTTCCAGTTATATTTATCAACTAAGTAATCTACAAACTGATCTATTTTTCCGTAACACCAAATACCCATGTGGGTATCTTTGAAATATGCAAGGAATGCTGCACCAAGCAATGCGCCAATTATACTGGTATAAATCCAGAGTGTACTATCAAATATTTCCATCATCGTCCAAGCGTCCACTTAACATAGTTCTGTATACCATGATCTTTGATACCATCTAAGGCATCACTTCTCCAACCTCTCCACCTGTCCTTAATCATTTGCCATAATGTTAGTGTTCTTATGTTACCATAAAAATTAATGTATGTCAAGAGGCCATGGTGTTTATATCCCATTAAAAATAATGGTACTTTTGTTACAACATCATTGTTGTTCACAACTCTGTGATGTGGGGTTTTAATGTTCTTAACGAAACTCCGAGTACCAACACGGGGAGAACCAAATGTAGTTAGTAGTTCTACATCTTCCATTTCTTCAAACCTTGAACATGCAATAGTTGCCATAGCAGCACCTAATGAATGTCCAGTGATGTAGAATTTCTTTCTAGAGTGTTTACTTCTATGTGATACTAGTTGGGCGTATAACTTATTTAGTTCACCAGCAAATCCAGAATGGACTAAACCATGTGTCATGGAGAAACGGGGTATTGCATTCAAGTCTGCTATAAGGTCAGATAGTTCATTTGGTTCTGTTCCTCTGAAACAAAGAATATACTCATTCTTATTCCATACTGCATGACATTGTGCGCCATCTCTACTGAAGTACTTATGAGTGTACCCCATTTCTTTACACTTTACTTTTGCCTGTTTACCATCTAGGTATGCATTAGCTGCCAGTTGCGACATTAGATGTATCATCACTTTCTCCTTTAGTTGTTACTGCCTTCTCATAGTATAGAATAATCTGTTTTTGTTGTTCTATATATCGTCTTAACTCTGCAATATTTTTTGATAAGTTCTCGTAGTCCTTTACAGATATAGCAATGTATGAATCTATTCCGTTCTTAGCTTCGAATTCTCTTTTGAATTCTTCTAAATTCTTGTCTGGTGATACAACATGGATAGTTATATCATTCAACTGTACTGTCTTGGGATGTGCTACAATAGGAATCTGTCTCTCAACAACCTTCGTAACAGTTACAATTTTGGGTTCTGGGATTAGTGATGAACAGCTAGTCAGCAGTACTGCTGCTGTCAGAACTAGTAATAGACACAAGGTCGTCCCATAGTTTGTCTGTCGCATTTTGCATCCTCTTTTCAATTAAGCCAGGCTTCTTATTAGCTAGCAGAGTCAGATTGTGTTTGTTAAGGGTTGTTCTAAGTTGATCCCCATACTTCTCTGAAGTCTGCAAGTCCAAAGCAAGTTGATTCGTTAATTGATTCAATCTTGCAGTGTCCTCACCCATCTGTTTGATAGTCGCTTGGTTTGTTTCATTAGCAACTTCTAGTTTTGCGTTGTTCTCACGCAAACTTGCAATTGTATTTTGGGTGGTGTCATAATAGTACTTAGCACCATATGCTGCACCACCCAATAAACCAACTACAATAAGAATTGCATATAGTTTAAACATTACTCAGCCTTCCACATTGTCCAAATACCATACGCTACTGTTAGTCCAGCAACTAGTTTGGCAAGTGGAGCAACAAAAAGAACCAACAGTCCAAGTGCAACACATACACCTCCATCCATTGTTGTTCTTTCCTTCAGTCGTTTATAAATCCATGCTCTCATAATTTTCCTCCTTAAAATTTAAGTTTCTGATCACTGGTTTTAAAGTCTTTCTTTCGCATTACAGTCTTTGCAATTAAGTCCAGTTCTTTACCATCCCATTTCAATACAAACGGCATGTTAACATCCGTCTGCATATCATTTAGGACTGCTTCAGCATCTGGGCCAAGTTGTGCAATCTTTTTACCATGCGTCTTACGAGACTGTTTGAACATACGAATAAGTTCTGCTACAGTGATCTGCTTCTTATTTCTTTCATCATTCACCCTATCTAAGAAGTGTCTGGTAAATTCAACATCAATACCCACACTCTTATATAGTCTATCTGCATACTTCTCAACACCATCTAAATCTTGTTTAGTAATCTGTTGTTCTGATAACGACTTAAACTGGTTGAAACTTTTCATGTTACTTTACCTTAGACATTGCAAAACTAGCAATCTTCATAAAGTCGGCTTTGCTTCCGTTTATAAGTTTACTTATTTTATCTTTGTTAGATTTACTTACCGCATCAAAAACCTGTGTTACAGCAGATGCAGTATATAAGTCAACTTTCATAGAACCATCTTTAAACTTAATAGACTTGTTCTGTTTGTTTTTTACAATGTTCTTTAAAACATCCACGTTGTCTTCAGCAAGAAGATATTCGTGTTCTCTGTTAAGAGTGTTTTCTTGTACTTTTGCGGCAAGTTTAGATTGAGCTCTTGCTTCTCTTTTTGCCTTCAACTCACTCATACGACTGTAGAACCCTCTTGCTCCTTTAGTTCTAGCATCATATGGTGACTTTTCTTTCTTCTTTTTCTTTAAGTCTTTCTGATAACGTACATCTGGTGGCATTGAAACTCCACCACCACCACTATTGTTAGCTGGTGCATCTTCGTTCTTGATACCCAATAATGGGTCATCATAAAACTTCTTCATTATTTTATTGAATTCTAATGGCATTATAAATCTCCTATGTCCAATTCCTTTATATCCTCAGAAGATATAAAAATCTTCTGTTTTGTTCTATTGTGAATCACAGCAAATACATCTATGCCTAGGATAGTGTCGGCTGGTGGTGTATCCTCAAATACTTCAACTTCATCTCCCTCAAGAGCGTCAAAGTCTTCCTGATCTTCATCTGTTATAATAACATCCTGTGTTAGTGTATAAATTCCTTTCGACAACTTACCATTGTCTAGAGTAACTTCTTCTACAATAGTGTTATCAAGTTCAATATTATTCTCTGATAAGTATTTAATGAATTCTTTCTCAAATACTTGAGGGTCTTCAATGTGTTCCTTAAATGTGTCTTTCAACAAAAATAGTGCAGCCGCATACGTTCCTACTCTGGAGCGTAAGCCGGGCACTTTCAGAAATATTTTCTTGATGTTAAATACGAGTTTGTGCAGTATAGTATACGCACTTTGTTCACTTGCTTTATAAAGTTTTTTGTCTGTCCTGTTACCCTTCTCATCAATGATACCCATCTTAAAGGCATCAGTCTTGTTAAATGGCTGTGTTAACAGTTTAACAAAACGATAAGTGACAAACATGTCTATTGCTCTACCCATTATAGTTTCCTTAGAACTTCTTTGATGTGAACATCTTCATGGATGTCCATTAGTTCTGTCTCAGTCAACATACCTAGAAATGCCATAAAGGTTTTCAGAGTTGGCCAGTAGACAGGTTCTATCTTAAATATTAGTAAGGTAGCACCAGCATCAGTACCGAATATATTACTAATGACAATCATGTGATTCAGTATCAGGCGTTCCTTTAGTTCACCACCTTCGTGATACTTCCTAAACAAACGCTTTAGATACTTGAATCGTTTCATATCATCTTCGAATTCGGGTTCACCTTCACACTGTGGATTGTTGTAATGTCGCATAGCGAACATTCTAACATTATCGTTAGTAATCTTTTCAAACATAATATGTTAACCAGTTAAACGATTTTGGTTTTTACGAAATGTGTTCCATTAGTTATAACGTGTTCAATCTCTAAAGAAAGACCACCTTCAACTTTGTGGGAAATACCATCATCATTGATGTCATCTCCATTTCCATCTTTACCGAATCGTCCACCATACTGCGTCATTGGCATTGATTGTTTACCTGCCTCAGACAAAGTGACATCACCAAAAGTAAGTCCCAACTTTTCTAGTCGATCTCTTACTATATTCAAAGCGTGTTCTGGCATCAGATATTCCATCTGACCCATTGCACCTAAGAATGAATTGATTCTATCAATTGTCTTGGGGTTAGCAATATCATTAACTCCATCATCACCAGATTTAAGGTGAGCAGCCATTTGATGGTCTTGATATGACTCATTGAACTTGCTAAAGTTTTTCATTTAAGTTTATTCCTTTTTGACGTAGAAACTTTTGTAGTTTCTTCAACTTCAAAGTCCTCTACATTTGCATTAGGATTAACCGATAAAATTTCTTGAAGTGTTCCATTAGATTCGCTTTGATGCTCATCCCATGTTACAATTTTCTTCGTTGTCGGCATCCCATTTGCGCCCATACGTTCAGACATAATAATCTCCTTTATGCTACTGCACAACCAACATTTGATATAACTAACCAACTGCTGTTTGTAAACAGACAAGTTACTGTATCACCTACATCTTGGAATGTGATAGTTGTTGCACCAGTAAGTGCAGCAGGGGTAACAACAGAGTTTCCACCATCAGTAATCATGGTAAGAATTTTAATCTGTCCATTGGTTCCGTTTGCCATTGACCCAGCATGAGTACCAGCAGTGGTGTTGATATGCGTGATGGATTCCGCAACTGAAATTACTTCGGTTCTTCCATCACATAAATGAACTGTGTCATCCAATGCAATATATGTTGGAATGTTATTGAAAAAGTTTGCAACTGTTAACTTCTTGTTAACTGGGTTGCCACTTGGATCATCAATAACGTGTAATAAATCTTCTGCGGCAATGCCTGCACCAAGATCAGCTAGAGCAGTGATTTTCTTATCTGCCATTTTTATTCTCCTGTTTAATTGTTAAAACCCTCAACTCAACACCGCATTAACTGCGACATTATCGTCTTGCGAGGGAATGCTACTGTCGGGACTCGACTCGCTTAATAGGTTTAGGAACGCATCACATTGTTGGATTGCACCATTTAAGGCATTACCCTGTGAAACTACCTGTACCTTCATTTTCTCCAATTCATTCAGACGATCTTGAATCTTCTCAAGATCGTCTTTCAGAACTGATTTCCTACTTTCAATTTCACTAACACTTAGTGTCTTTTCATTCTTTTTCATAATCACCTTTAATTACTTACATACTTATTTATACTACGCTGCGGTTACTGTTAGCGACTTCTGTGCAACAGCGGTTGTTGCCAATATTGCAGCAGTACCTACTAAGGTTGAAGTTGCTTGTTGAGCAAGTCCTGTACCAGCCAATAAGATGTCTGGAGCAGCTTCATAACCAGTACCAGCGGCATTGACAGCAAGTGACGCAACTGCAAGTGTTAAGTTGAATGTTGCATTAGCACCAGAACCAGCACTTACTGATTGTTGGCCAATACCAGTAACACCACCAGCGATTGCAGAGTAGACGCCTGGAGCAGCAGCCTTAGGTGCTACTGTTAATACTGCACCACCAGCTACAGTTAGGATTGTTAGTACTGCGGTAGTACCCGTACCAAATCCGTTTGCAATAGTAATTTCTTGTCCAGCAGAGTATCCTGTACCACCAGCAACAACTGTTGCGCTGAATACTTTTGCAACCAAGGTGTTAACTGTACCAGCAGTTAAAAATGCGGTATTAGTATCCACAGTAGCAGTTGGGAAGGTTGTAGAACCAGTAGTTGCAGCTGCAATCGTGATTGAACCTAACTTATCAAGGTTAGCAGAAGTAATACTACCACTATTCAATGCAAGTGCGGTCGCAGATGGCGAACCACCACCAATTTTCAGTATATCATTTGTAGAAACAGTTTGTGACGCTTTAGTAAAGCGTATCGTGTTTGTTCCCGAACCAGCTGAGTAGTCTAGTGTATAATCACCATCACCATCAGTAGATTGGTTGCCATTGTCAACTGTCAATCGTGGCACGCCTGCAACAATAACTTTCTCGTTGAATACTGCATCAACTGTAATAGTTCTTGATCCATTGACTAAAGCAGAAGTGATAAAAAACACTTCTGTGACATCGGGGGCATTTAGTCTACTACTTAATCCACCAATAGCACAAATGACTTCTTCAAGTCCTTTACCATTTAATTGTGTCCAACCACCAGCAGTGGCAAACACTTTTCTTTTTTGTACAGCAGTAAGCCATTTAGGTTTTGCTTCATCTGCATCTCTTGTTCCCCATAGGGCCATAATCGTTCTCCTTTAAGATTTTACTCTTCTATTTATCTAAATCCAATTCTCTTCAATTGAGAAATGGTGTTGTTGGGGGATGTATGATGAATCCCAATACCGCCGGCGTTCTCCCATTCTTTGATATTTTTGATATAATCATCAATCAATATGTTAGGTTGATTACCAGTTGTGGCATATCTTTGCTTGTCTGCTCTCTTTACGAGATTAACTCTACCAGTAGGTTTGGCGTTTTTGGACAACCAAGCCTTCTTGCCAGGCCTACTGTTCCCATCATTACTAGAGTATGCAGATAAAATGTTTGCTTTATATTTGTTAATAAACTTCCACATCTTTTCGCTGCCGGGCATCCAAGGTAAGGTATGCCAAAAATCTTTCATACCTCGTATGTCTTCCCAGCGCTGTTCTTTTTCAACTTTATCAAATTGTTTACCAGTAAGGTTCTTATACCCACCTAGTAAATCAACAATAACCATATCCATGTCACAGTAAATGTCTGGCAACTCTTTTTCTGAAATTTGTGTGAGTTCCACAAGACGTTTCATGTTTAATCCTTTTCTTTGACATTTACATCGACTTTAGACATTGGCTGTCCTGTCATCGTTGTTCCATCTTTATCTTCAACACATGCACCTTCATGGGCTTCTTTACCGCAATCTTCACACATGACTTTTTTCTTTCCATCAGACTTATCAGCAGCTTCGCCCCACATGGTACTGATTGCACTAGAATATCTTTGCATAATCATCGACTTCTGCATGTCATCACTACTGTAGTCAGCATTACCTTCATCTAATGACTCTGTACCTTCAGTGTCAGCAGACTCATCTACTTGATAATCTTCTACCTTATACTTCTTGCCAGAAACTACAAAGGTCTTTTCACCCTTTTCTTTTGCAGCATTAAGTGCGCCAGTGAATGCATTACCTTCTTTTTTGGCGATTGACTTAGAGATTGCCTTACGCTTCTTGTGTAAGAACTCATCAGAACTATCAGTGTCACCATCGTTGTCGATGTCTTTGTCTTTGCGGTCATCAAACTTCTTTTTAACTGCTTTAGGTTGAACTGCGTCCAAGCCTTCACCATCGTCAGACTTATTGTTTTTATTTGTTTCTTCCAGTGAAGCCATGCTAAGTGCGTTAGCTACAGCACTCTCAAGACTTTCTGGTTTTGTTGTGAGATACTTAGCCATTTTAATCTTCCTTATTATTTAATTTATTAAGTGTTTGTTTTGCTTTTGCAATTTGCAACTGCAACTGAGCAATACGAGTGATTTTACGATCATCTTGATTTTGTTCAGCGTCTTCATGTTTAGCACCTTTGTTGTTAAACATACCCAGAGAAATAGTAGATTCTTCAAATTCTTCAGAACCCCATCCTTCTACGATCTTTTTCTTAGCAAAATAGTCTGCTATTGCTTGTGCAGTATTAAAAGACTTTTGTCCCTTTACACCTGTAATAGATGCGAAGAAACTATCTGAACCACCATCAAAGTCAGCAGTTCCTATTTCCTTACCTTTGAGCATGATTTTGATATCATCACCTTTTTTGACTATCTTGTATTCTCCCTTACCAGCAAGAACTTTTTCGTCAAGTGGCAGAGAGTGTTGTCCAGATTTCCGAACCTTCTCTGCATCCTTCATAGTCTTGTAAGGTTTGCCTACGTTTACAAACTTACCTTTAGTCATAACCTGTACTTGGAAACCTGAGTCACCGAGTTTATCAACACCTAAATTCTTACGAATTTTGTCTTGATTGCGATTACCCAAATCAATGATACGAATTGTGCCTTCTTTAGATGCTTCATCCATCTCAGAATCTTTCATTATAGAACCATCGGGCATTCTGTGATGTCCAGCTGGTACTTCATCTTTCTTAGAATTCATTTTACCATATGATTCATTCATTGAATCCCAATAAGAGGCGACATCCTGTTCTGTACCATGTCTTTTAACGAAGTCTTTCTTTGAAATTTTGTCATCCATACCATGAGTATATGCTTTGATAAAATCTTTCTTTGACAATTCTTTAGCAGTGCGTTTCTTATCATCTGCACGTTTGTCTTCATTAACATCATCCACAGACTCTTTGTACATGTTTAACTCAAACGAAGTACCAGTGTTGTAAACCTGTACTTGAATGCCTTTACCATTCTTACCCTTTAATCGGTATGAGTTGGTTTTACCATTCTTTGGTTTAGCTGGGCCCATTGCAACCTTATCGTCAATTTCATTTGGGTCGATTTCGATTCCAAATTTCTTCTTTGCGTATTCATATGAATGTTGCATAGCACCAGAGAATGTTTTGTGGTACAAGTCATACTTCTCATCTAATGATTCAGTACCTTCTTCAAATGATTCATTCTTTTGCCCTTCACTTACTTTTCTATCAACCTGTTCCCAAATATCATTTACCTTACTAAGAAGTGCCGACATCTTCTTCATCTCTGAGTCAACCTTAACAGTTAAGTTAATAGTTTTGTTAAGAGCACTGCCTGGCTTTAAAACTTTCATTAGTGTATTTAAAGATTTGTCAGTATCCTTCCACGGAAAAGACAAAGTAACATCTTCATCTAATGATTCAGTACCCTCTTCAACTGATTCATATGTCAATCCGTCTACCAATGAATTGATTGTTTTGAAATCAAGTTTCATTATCTTTGCAATTTCTTTAGCAGACTTACCCATCTTAATGTGGTGATGAAGTTCTTTCATCCTACCTTCTTGCATATCAACATCTTCGTTCTGTTTCTTCAGAACTGCGGCAACTTTAGGATTATCAGACAACCCACTCTTAATCTTTTCGATAGCATCAACTGCACCCGACATATTATTGCCAGCATATCGCTTATCTGAAGCGATACCAATTGCCATCTTAATTTCCTTTGCAGAGAATCCTTCACGGACTTGCTCTAGAGCCTCATTCATGCTCATACCATATCTTGTCATTTTACTTTTCCTATATTCATGGGTTAATTTTAGCCTTTCATTAAGTCTGTTACTGACTTACCAGACCAAAACTTACAAGACCAATAACCAGCGGTAGTCTTATCCTTCTTTTGATCACAATTGTGTCTAGCACGAAATGCTTTTCTTCTTGCAGGGTCATCACGTTTTATTTCCATATTCGGATCACCAAATTCTACTTTAACGACATTTCCTTTATCGTTTCTTACATAAACTTTGTACTTCTTAACATCACCCTTTGTTGGGTTATTTAGTTCTTTTCCACTCTTATCATCCTTTTCAGTCATTTCACCCCAAGCATTCTGAAGTTGGACTGATTCTCCCCGAACTTGTTTTGCGAGGTCGGCATCTGCCTTTCCCCAAGTTCCAGAAGATTTGGTAACAAAAGAGTTAACTCTTGCAAAGGCCCACTGTTGTGGTGTTGTGCCTGGGCGGTGTCCCGTCTTCCATGCAACCATACCCCTGTCGTATACTTTCTTGAGAATACCATATGGCATACCAGACTTTTCTGCTTTCGTAACAAGTCCTTCAATCTTCTCATCTAATTGAAACTCTTCTTTTGGTACACAGTTAGGAACAGTCTTGCCATTCTTAGTCTTTGTACCAACTTGTTTGTGAGTGTCCCAACAAGGGTCATCCTCACCAAACATCTGCTTGAACTTCTTGGTGTGCTTAGATGGTTTAGTATCTGCATCCTTATCGCCTGGCGCTGGGCCATCTTTGGATTTTGCAAAATGTGCTGCACGTTTCTTCTTAGTCGAAACAGACATCTCATCACCATCAGCATCCTTTGCATAATACTTTGCTGGTTCTGTACCTTTTCTATCTTTAATATCTTTGTCTTGCTTTACGCCTTCGTACAACCGACTATATGTTCTTGCCAAAGTCCTTCCATCAATACCACTGAATGTTTTTGCAATCTTTGTTGCATAGTATAAAATGTCATGGGAAAGGTCGTTCTCTTTTTTCTTTCTATCAATTACTGTCTTGAGGACTTCTGCGGCCTTCTCATATCCTTTCTTCTTTGTAGTCTTTGAAATGACTTGGCGAATAAGTTCACCTGTAGACATTTCATCCAGTTCATACAACCACTTCTTATGAGTAGTTCCATCTTCTTCTGAGAAGACAAGATAATTAGTACCTCGGCGAATAATCTTACCACTCACACCACTGTATGATTCAGTAACACTATCTCCGATATTCAGTATCTCTCCACGAATATACATATCGCGAGCAACATCTTCTTCAGTGAATGTTTCTGTTCTGGGAACAAAAGACTCACGAACTCCCATGAACTTACGAACATCTTTAAATAGAGACATTCCTTGTCCAAACCCTTTGGGAAGTCCATTCTTGAAAGAATCGTAATCATCAGATATTGCTGCGGCTCTCATCTTAGATGCAGACATACCAGACACACCTTCTGAATCTGGGTCACGTTCACCAGCAGAGATAACTTGAATGTTTTCAAACTCGTAGTATCCGTGTCTACCTTCCATTTTGTTGTACTTCTTGAGCAATCCATCAAACTCTGATACACGATCAGAACCCACAACCATTATTACTGAGGTGTGTCCTTTGTGGTATAATGACACCGCAATCTCAAATACCTGCCTTGACTTATCAACCAAGATATTTCTAGCATGTTTTGGGAACATCTTTTTCATGTATGCGACTTTCTTCACATAGGGAAGAGGGTCTTTCTTTGCATTCTCTGAATGAGATACAAAGACATAATAAGGAGCACCAGCATTATTTGATGACTGTTTTGCAACTGCGTCCAATAACTTTTCGTGTCCTATAGTGGGCGGATTAAATCTACCGAATGTAAAAACACAAGTATCGCCACGAGCTTCCGTAATATCCTTAAAACTTCTCATTTTGCAGTTCCCACTTCTTTAACCTTTTTCAGTCTTTCTAATTCTTTCAGTCTAAGGGAAACCATAAGCTTCTTTGCAATCTTTTTAACTGCTGCACCCTTAGTCTTCATAATCCGATTGTCAAGATTCTGTCTCTGCATTAGAGATAGATTCGCATAATCATTTGCATCCATACCAGCAAACTTTTTAATAATAAGTTGTTTTGCCGCTTTGTTCGCACGTTGTTTTATCTTACCTTCAGGCGCTTTCTTTAATGCGTTTCTTGCCTTCTTAGCCTTAAAGGCAGAAGACTGAGCCATCTTCTTCATTCTTTGACCCATCTTACGTCTTGCCGCAACAGATAATGCCTTACGTTCAGTCAGATTTAATATTAAGTCATCAAATGTTATCATTTATCCCATGCCTTGATTGCAGTAAAGTTGTTAAAACTAAACTCCATTCTGTCTACTAGTTTAACTGCATCTCCAGATACTCTATCAATTGCAACATATCCTTCTGGATTAGTAACTTTGAATCCATTTGCAGTTTTAATAAAGGTATCAGTCAATCCCTTAACACTATTTAGTTTGCTTACAACTCCCATCTTTGCGTCAACCAAGTGTCCTTGGAATGCAATGATGTTCTCTAAATTCTTGGTGTGCTTCTTTACTTCACGAAGATACTCAGTCTGAAGATTAGTGTATTTATCCTTACCCTTATCACTCTTTACTTTGTCTATTTGTTTCTGGATTGCATCAAATACCCACTTCTCGTATCCCTTTGCATGTCCTCTAGGGTCAGTAATCTTTGCGCCTTGACGAACCTTACTATTATTGTACGTCTTTAACTGAGCACCAGCAAGTGTTCCTGAGAATACTTCTTGTAGTTTTAAGAACTTGTTCAATAATGGTGCGTTTATTTTAGCAAAGGTAGAACCAGCAGATGATAGAGATTTAGTAACGGCCGTAGTTTCACTTGCAGTCATTGTCGCCTTACCAGATACGTCCTTATAAGTTGCATCATCCATCCATACAGATGAAGGTGTAGATAGTTTACTAATGTTTGCACCGAAGTTTGCTTTCATTGCTTGCAAGTCACTACCAGCATATGTGGTGTGCCATACGACACCAATCTTAGATGATTTGATTTTCTTACCCAAATCCGATTTAACATCAACTGCATAGACGATAGTGTTTGG